TTATGATTCTGAAAACGGCACAGCTCGTATTGCCAAGGCCATAGATCAAATGCCTCATTATGATGCCATAATCAATGTGCAAGGTGACATGGTAAGGGTACCTGTAGAGGATGTAAAAAAATTGCCATCTCTGCTCAATACCTACGATGTTGCCACACTAAAACATCCAATGGCAGACAATCAGAAACACGATCCTAACACCGTCAAGGTAATTTCTTCCGGTGATGAAGCACATTGGTTCTGTCGTGCTCCATTAAAATATGGAGATTGGCATTACGGTATCTATGCTTACAGAATGGATGCTCTTAAAAAATATCTAACACTCACCGTCTATCCCGAAGAAAACATTGAAAGCCTAGAACAACTACGTTGGATACAAAATGGTTACACTATTGGTATCATCGACGCAGGAATCGCTGCTGAAATTAATACTCCCGAAGATTTGGAATTGTTCAAAAAACAATCCTCTTGACAGATTTCTAGAAAGACTGTATAATTACTTTACTAATAGAGAACATCATGGCACAACACACACGTTACTGGAGTTGTACTCCTTTTGCAGATTGGCTTCGCGGCACCAAGAAACTCAGTGCGGGCACAGCCGAAGAATGGGACGACTGGACTACTGCGGCACAGATGAAACATAATTTTCGTTACTGGTTAGCTGAAGAGGGTCTAGGCTACATCCAGGATTTTGTAACTTGGCCCGTTAGAAAGATCTACGATGTTAAGTATTACATCAATAATAGGTGGGTTTCTCGTACTCATTCTCTCACCGCTCATTCTCGTGATATTAAGCCTGGTGCTTGGCGTGATGTTGGCACTCGGTTCTTGCCATGCCTATTTAATGAGTTGGTGGATTTTGTCGAAATCGAATCCGCATGGTCGCACATCGCCTGGGGAGATAAAGAAGCTCGCGCAAAGTATGATCCTCCCTTTTGGGCTAGTGGTTGGTTCCGTTGGCGTACTTGGCGTTGCCCTCAAGCAGGTATCGATCATCTTGACTGGGCAATGACACTGACTAATACTGACTGGTGTGGGCCAGAACATCCAGACTACGGCAAGCCAACTGGACAAGCAGAACGTGCTCGAGAAATCAAAGAACTTTATGTATGGTGGACTGTGACCTATCGTGCTCGTCCCGATCCCTACGATGCAAGTGGTTGGAGTGAGTACTGCGAAAAGGTCCGGATACTCAACGATGGAAAACTGTTTGGCAGCAAGAAGACTCCGGAACTTGAAGAACTCAGCACACGATCACACGAACTGCTACAGAAGATTGAAGCTGAATATGAGGCAGAAGATGAAGCTATGATGATCCGTTTAATTAAAGCAAGAGATAGTCTATGGACATGATAGCTGAAACTCCAGCTAGGGGTATTTTAAAAGTCAATGAATGGGGCACCTCTAGGATGTATAAGGTTGTCTGTGAATGTGGCTCCGATGATTGTACACATACTGTTGATATAGAAGCAGAAGACACAGGCGTAACTGTAACCATTTATACCACAACTAGAACTAACTTTTGGTCTGTATCACGTTGGAAACATATTTGGACATTGTTGATCAAAGGTCACATAGACTTTGAAACCAATATACATTTGTCAGAGCAATCTGCTCTCAATTACGGCGAAACATTAAAACAAGCTGTGCAAGATGTCAAAAATTTCAAGAAGCCCTGAGCGTCACACCTTCCAAAAAGAAAAATACATAGAACGCTGTAAGGAAGAGAGCAAAGAGCCCGATAAAGCATATATTAAAATGTACGAAGAATATAATTTTGATAAACTGATCAAAGAAGAAGATCCCGAATGGCGGAAAGATAATATGGAATATGATCTTCGTTCTACCGATTGGATTCTGGATAAGGTTCGTGAAAGTGATGTTTATGCTCAAAATCTCTACGCTTCAATGTGCAATAGAGATTTCATCAAACACGATGTTATTCCAATCTTAAAGAACCAACGCTGGTCGTGCAGTTGGAGATACGCCGGTGGTATCGTGGCCGATATGCAGGGCAAAGGCGATTACATTGATTGGTATTGTAGCGGTATTCGCGGCGAGCGACTAACCGAAGAAGAATTTCAAAAACTATCACTAGAACAACAAGCCAAGGCAAAGGAATACGATGCCTATGTCGGGGAAGGCGTAGTCACTGATGAGATTCGCGAGGATCTATTTCGTCTAGGCTGGATAGTCCAAGACGATGGAATGGACGACTAACTAAAAGGAGAAAATAGTCCAAAATGAACTGGGAACTTTATGAAGTATGGGCCGAAGAGGAAGACGGTCAAGAAGAGTTGATTGACACAACCAACAGCCGAAAACAGGCTTTTGAAATGGCTCAGGCTCAATTAGATTTGGGTTATCATGCCAGCATTGTGTATTTAGAAAACGAAGAAGGCGATCTGGAAAAGGTCAAACGATTTGAACACAGTTGACAATCTTGATAAATGGTGTTATACTATAAGTATTGTTTAACACACTGGAGTGAAAATGGCTACTAACGCAAAACATTTGGCAGAAGTTCGTGCAAAGAAGGGTCGTGACTTTAGCCCAAAATGGGAAGGACACGAAACTTGGGATACCAATCAATTCTTGCGACAATTCCATTCTGCTATGGCTTGGTATCGTTTAGAAAGTTCTGCAAAGGAACTGAAACCCAAAGTGATAGATTGGATGGGCCGCCAGGGCTGTACCAAAGAAGATATTGCTGCATTTAAGAAAACCAAAGACAATCGTTGCGGCATGACCATGGGTGCAGTTGCAGCCTGTTTGATTAAAGGTATGCCCGCAGTTCGTGCCGAGTTCAATGACGGTCGAGACACTGCTGTTTGGTTGCGGGCTCGTATCAACGAAGTCATTGAGCAAGGACGAGACGATCTCGATGACAGCGATACCGTTGTTGAGGTTAAAAAAGATGTATATGTTCCTAGCATCCAAGAACGAGTACGTGAAGTGTCTTTGGGAATGACTGAGGAAATTGAAGCGGCTATCGAAGCGTTTCAAACTGATCCCGAAACATTTGATCCAAAAGCATTTAAGGTGCTAAACTTGCTCAAGGCAAAACAGGCCAAGGCGGCTCACGCTAGAATCATTCGTGACTTTTATGCTCGTGATCTTACAGAACTACTTGAGCTTGCCAGTGGTAAGGCTGACGAGCAGTTGAAAGAAGGCTATAGCCATCGTAGCAAGAAACAGATTAAATCCTTTATTGCATTTTTACAAGAAATTGAAAGTGCCTGCAATATGCTAATGCAAGAGGCTAAAGTTAACAAGAAGCCTCGTGCTAAAAAGATTGTGAGCAAAGACAAAATCATTGCCAAACTCAAGTACAAGAAGAGCGACGAGCCTCTCAAACTGGTTAGTATAAATCCAGCAGACATCATCGGCGCTCAAGAATTATGGATCTTTAATAGTAAAACACGCAAACTTGGCAAGTATGTAGCCGCTGAGTTCCAGGAACTTGGTATCAAAGGCACCACAATCACAGGGTTTAGTGAAATAAAATCTGTGCAAAAGACTCTACGCAAGCCTGCAGAACAAATCAAGGCCTTTAAAGAGGCTGGCAAAGTAGTTCTTCGCAAGTTCCTTGAAGAGATCAATGCAGTAGATACCAAAATGAACGGTCGAATCAACGAAGAAATTATGCTGTTAAAGGTTCAATAGATTAAAATCTTTCTAAGAAAGGGCGATTATGTCGCCCTTTCTTACGAGTGCGATATTGATAAATATCATACTATGATAGATTCCAACATTGATAACGCCCTAGTTTATCTAGGAAATAGCATTAAAAGTCTAGTTGACAATAATGCAAAGAGCACCCCTTTGGATATTGCATCAATTCCAGATAAACTGCCAAAGCGTAGTTTATCTGGAGATCATATCAATGGTGGAGTGATATTTGGGTTCGCCAGTAGAGGAATAAAAGACGAAGCTGAAGAGAATCAAATCTTAATCAAGAACAGCAATGTTCACATTAAGAAAATTTCCACAGACGGCATTCTCGGAAATCTATCTGTAGAACACTCACTTACAGCACAGAATATTACTGCATCCGGAACCATTCGTGCAGCTAAATTAGAGGTCAACGAACTAACTGCAGATCTAAGAGTTGAACGTTCTTCTTCTTTAGAATTTAAAAAAGTAAACGACGATTCGGTTGTTGGAAAGGGACTTCTTTGGTTTGGTGAAGGCAATGTAAAACAATTTGTTTTTAACAATAAGCCAGATAGATTTTTCTCATCCGAACACATAGAGCTATTTAAAGATCGAACATTGATCATAGGCGGAGTGCCGATTCTCACAGCTACTGAACTGGGATCGTCTGTGGTAAAGAGTAATCTACGTGAACTAGGAAGGCTGCGAGGATTAATTGTAGACGGCAATGTCAATATAGATCAATATGTCTACTACAATAGTGCAAATAACAGACTGGGGCTAGGCACCGAAACGCCTAATGCAGGACTATCTGTAGCACAAGATGGTGTTGAAGTTGTCCTCGGAACCAAGGATCAGACAAGAGGCATGGTAGGTACATATGCCAGTATGCCGTTTGATATCATCACAGACAATACAACTAGACTAAGTGTATCACCTAGTGGAAATATACAACTGGGCAACACCGAACTTGAACCTATTCAGGTGGCAATTCATGGAAAATTAAGTATAAGAGTTAATAATCCTGATCCCAATGTTGACTTACACGTAAATGGCCCGATAAGATTTCACGGGCGTATGCATTCATATGCTGAAGAATTTCCTAGCAACGGAAGTCATAGAGTTGGAGACATCGTTTGGAACAGCAGTCCAGACATAGGTAAGCCTGTGGGATGGGTCTGTGTAAGAGCAGGTGCACCAGGACTGTGGAAACGCTACGGTCTTGTTATGGAATAAAATATGTCAGATAATTTAGAACAAGCTATTGATGTTATAACAAAAACTCTAAAGGATCTTGCCTTAGGCAAAGGTCACGAAATGAGTCTAGACAACACTCCCTTTATTACATTCAAGTCCGGAGATAATGGCCTAAATGGCAAGGGACTGCTTTGGTCAGGTCAAGGCAATGTCAAACAATTAGTATTCAACAGTGAGCCAGACAGATTCTTTTTATCAGAATCATTAGATCTTGCAAAAAACAAACAGTTATCAATAGGAAACACTGCGGTGTTGACTGCTACTGAACTAGGCAGCGGTATCAGCAAAAGTAATCTTAGAGAGGTTGGCAGACTTAAAGGATTGATCGTAGACGGTTCAATGGTGATCAATCAATATGTTCACTACAATAGTGCTAATGATCGATTAGGACTTGGCACCGATCAACCCAATGCTGCACTAAGTGTTGCTCAAGATGGTGTAGAAATTATCATAGGCACGGTTGAAGGGTCTAAAGCTAGACTGGGCACCTATGCCAGTCACGATATTGAATTTGTCACAGACAACACAGCAAGAATCATCATAGAGGCTGGCGGCGACATTAGACTAGGCAATAAAAAATCTGGAAGCATACAGGTGTCAATGAATGGCAAACTCAAAGTAGGTGCAGGCACCATGGACACAAGAGTAGACCTACACGTTAATGGTGGTATTAAATTCAACGACAGGGTTCACACCTATTCAAGTGCATCTCCGGATTATGGTGCATATAATCGAGGAGATATAGTTTGGAATTCAGAACCTGAGGTAAAAAAGAATATAGGTTGGGTATGTGTAAAATCTGGCGATCCAGGAACGTGGTTGCCATTTGGAGAAATCAAAGAAAGAGATAGATGATGCATGATTCTGTGCTAGTTCTAGGCAATGGCGAAAGCCGTAGTTCTATTAATATACAAAATTTACTAGGCAAGATATCATTGGTAGGATGTAATGCCATACATCGAGACGCTGTGGTCAATCATCTTGTTTGCTGTGATGAACGCATGGTGAGAGAAGCTGTAGAGAATTCAAACACAGCTTCAACATTCATATATGTTCGAGAACACGCATATCAATGGTTTCGCAAGGTGCAAAAACATAAAAACATAATTCTCTTACCTGATATTCCCAATCAAGAACCCAATAGAATTGATCAACCAAGAAACTGGGGCAGTGGAACATATGCATTATTAGTTGCTTCTCAGTTGCCCGAAACAAAAAAAATCTATCTACTGGGTTTTGATTTATACGGCAATGACAAGTTGGTAAACAATCTTTATAAAAATACAAAAAATTATTCTGCTGGAGGATCACACTCAATTGATCCTAGCTATTGGATATGGCAAGCGGCCAAAGTATTCAAATTGTTTCCTGATATAAAATATAGTATTGTGAATCATGACCATTGGCTGATACCTCCAGAATGGAAAAAATCTAATGTTGGGTTTCTCAGTATAGAAAATTTTAAGAATCAGTTGCATAACAGTTAAATAGACTGTATACTAAAACTTAGCGGACTTTCTACGTCATTCATCCCGCTTTATAAACTCTGCATGTCGTCAAACTTGCTACCTTACAAAGGAGACTAGAGATGGCAAATCTTCAATCAATACAATACAAGTACACTAGTACTAAAGAATATCACGACTCGTTCCCATGCGCCTACAGGCAATGGCGAGCTGATAGTCACTGTAATCTAATTCACGGCTATTCATTTAGCATGAAATTTTACTTTGGCACCAACTATCTAGATGCACGGAACTGGGCAGCTGACTACGGCGGCCTTAAAGAACTCAAAGGCATCTTGGAAAGTCAATTTGATCATACCCTGTTAGTAGCAGAAGACGATCCGGAGTTAGACTTCTACAAAGAAATGGAAAAACGTAAGTTGGCTAAACTTACTATTCTTCCCAAACTAGGGTGTGAAGGGTTGGCTGATCAGCTTTACAAATACATCAACGGTGTGTATATTCCGGATTACCTAGGGCACGGTGAAGCACAACGACTTTGGTGCTATCGTGTAGAAGTACGTGAGACTCAGAGCAACATGGCTTTCCGTGAAGGTCATAGGGAGTGGAATGAGGATTTGTTTGCGTGAACAGCTTAGAGAAGATATGGGCCCGGGCAACCGGGCACCTTATGGGGAACACAGATAACGATCGGCCAGATGTGCCAATACTTACACTACGCGAAGCTCGCATTGCTTTATTTTTTAAAACGTTTTGGGTAGTGATACACATAGTTACTTGTCTGTTTATTATTGCCAACACCATTAGACATTGGTAAATAATTATATGCGTACATTTAACATTCATAATATAAAATTAGGAAACAACGAGCCGCTGGTGTTGATTGCCGGCCCTTGTCAAATTGAAAGTCTAGATCACACACTTGAAACTGCACACAGTATAAAAGAAACCTGTGATAGTTTAGGAATCAAGTTTATCTATAAAAGCAGTTTTGACAAAGCCAATCGATCCAGTATATCAACTCGACGAGGCATTGGGATCGATGAAGGTTTAAAAATTCTCAATACAGTTAAACATGATCTTGGAGTGCCAGTTTTAACTGACATTCACGAAAGCTATCAGGCAGAACTGTGTGCTACAGCTGGCATCGATGTACTACAGATCCCAGCGTTTCTCTGCAGACAAACTGACCTATTGTTGGCCGCAGGTGCTACTGGTTGTGCTATCAATGTAAAAAAAGGACAGTTCCTTGCTCCTCACGATATGAAGAACGTTGCGGCAAAAATTGCTTCAACTGGCAATGAACGAATCATGTTATGCGAAAGAGGATACACTCATGGATATAATAATCTTGTTGTTGATATGCGTAGTCTACCCATTATGGCAAGCACCGGGTATCCAGTGGTCTTTGATGCCACACATAGTGTGCAGCAGCCAGGGGGATTGGGCTCAGTCTCCGGAGGGGATCGCACTATGGTCCCGTATCTCGCGAGGGCAGCAGTGGCCACCGGATGCGTGAGTGCTGTGTTCATGGAATGTCACCAAGATCCAGACAATGCTCCCAGTGATGGTCCCAATATGATCACATTAGCTAATCTCAAAAACGTATTAGAAAGTCTTATAAAAATAGATGGAATTGTCAAATCCTCCCCAAACTAAACAAGAACGAAAACATCTCAAAGCCTTAAGGAGACTTGAAAAAGAATCTCGGCAACCACCACAACAAGTTATTGTGGAGAATGCTAATCTTGAGAAAATAACTGTTCTATGTGTAAAATTTGGTACCAAGTACGGCCGCGAGTATATCGAACGACTTCGTAACATGGTATCCCGCCATCTCACTGTGCCTTACGAATTTGTCTGCATCACTGATGATCAACACCCCATAGAAGGTGTTCGAAGTATTGTGCAACCTATGAAAAATTATAAAAAAATATGGTGGCACAAGGTACATATGTTTGATCCCGGTCTGCCCATCAATGGTAGAATCGTCTATTTTGATCTTGACGTAGTGATACACGCCAATATTGACAGTCTTGCAATTGGACACGGACACAGTTTCTTGGGCATCAAAGATTTCAATAGAAAATTTCATGCTTCATGGACCTATCTCAATAGTTCTGTAATGAGTTGGATGCACGGTTCTCAGAGTCATATCTATCAAGAATTCAACAACAACCCCAACGAAGCACAGAAATTGCAAGGTGATCAAGATTGGATATGGAAAACCAGTAAGGATCGTATAAAGTTTTGGCCTATAGAATGGATACTGAGTTACAAATGGGAAATTCGTAGTCGAGAGGAACTGGTGTTGAAGGACGGTAAACGACTTTTTAAATCAGTGATCAATCCCAAGATTCCAACTAATTGCAGTGTCTGTGTGTTTCACGGAGATCCGAATCCTCACGATGTTTTGGATCCGTATGTTGTTGACAACTGGCGGTGACGATGCTATACTAGTAGCATGACTATTATTACCCCCGAAGCATTACGCACTCTGCTTCTTGAAAATGAGTGTATTGTTGAGTTTACCAAAGTAAATGGCGAAGTGAGATCGATGCCCTGTACACTCAATCCACGTATTGTTCCACCTGCACCAGAACCTAAAGTTCTTGCCGAGGACGAGATTTTGAAAGTTAAAAAAGAAAATCTCAATGTTATGAATGTTTGGTGCTTGGATAAAAAGGAATGGCGATCCTTCCGTATTGCCAATGTAATCTCAGCGAAAGTTAAAGATGAAATTAACAACATACAGTCGCAATAAAATTCTAAAAACTTTCGAACTCTGGAATGTACCTAAAGAATTTGCTGATTCTATGTACAACTATCTTGTTCACGGATACAGTCCAGGTGGATGTTTTACAGCAGTATTGGCCAATGACTTTCATCGTGCTATCGGTAGCAGTCATCCTAGCAATACCGTTGAAGCATTTAAGGCCCTATCAGGTTGGATAGGTGAATGCTTGCCGCTGGAGACAAAAGACAGCTATAATAATGTTGAAGTTTGGTGCAGTTTACCTGCAGATGTTCGTAGATTGATATTAGAAGACTACGAACTGATCTATACCGCACAAGAAGAAATTATGATGGCTCTACAGAGTAAGTCCACAGTTGAACCCGTGCTTTATTAATGAAAGAAACTATGCTGAACGAGACTTCAAGTGCTATTTTAAATTTTAAAAATTGTAAGTTAACTATCCCCTATTCGGGAATAGAAAAACAATTATTATTGGCTCAATTTGGTTTTGGAATTAACTCTAATGCGGATGATAAAGTTGTTCTAGATTTAATAGAAAGTCGCGTTCATACTAAATTACAAGACCTCTTTACAGTTATTGATCATTTACCAGATAATGCAACAATTTTAGATATTGGATCAGGCAATAGTTTAATTGACTTAGCAATATGTTTAACCTTTCCTGAAAAAAACTTTAAATTCATCTTGATCGACGATAGTAATACATTTTTAAAATCCAAAAATTATAAATTTTACGACGAACACAATTACAAAACATATAATAATTGGTCGTTAGTGAATAAAGCAATTGAACAAAATAAGTTTGTTAAAGAAAATTTTATTTTTAAGTCACCTAACGATGAATGGACAGAATCTAAAGTTGATTTAATTCTGTCAACATCGTCGTGGGGATGGCACTTTCCTATCGACACGTATTTAGATAAAGTTAGCAATATTATTAAAGATGGGGGATACATTTACATCAATCCTGTGTTAAATGTTGGTAATGCAATCGATAAACTTTTATTATTATGCCCCACTATTTTAAAAAAAACATTAACAGAATATGAAGGATCATTGTCAGAATTCGATAACAATCATATTAATTCTGTTATACATGAAGGTCAAGTGTCTAGGAAAGAATTTAAATATGTGTTTTTAGGTAAAGTTAGCAAATTAGGACTATCAAATGATTAAACGAATTGGTTTTGCCTGCAAATGGATTAATGATCCTGCAGAGGTTAACGGCATGAAAATTAATGCTCGTGATCGCGACTTAAATACAGGCAGCACTACAGTTAGGTGGTTGCGTGAACATCCCCAAGAAGCAGAACAGCGACTTTGGGACTTAATGGAACGAAACATAGAAGCCTGCTACAAATTGGTCAGCAGGGTAGGAACACTAGATGAAGATCTTAGAATGGTACGACTCAGCAGCGATATACTGCCTGTATACACTGAGCCTAGTTGGAAGTGGTTTTGGCGGCAGTCCGATGTTAGAGCCTATGCAGAAACAGCATTTAGAGCAGTGGGAGATTTGGCTCGCCAGAACGGTGTTCGCCTGTCTTTCCATCCTGGTCAGTTTTGCGTGTTGGCATCTATTAACCCTGGTATTGTAGAACGCTCAATAGAAGAGTTTGAGTATCATGTGGACATGGCTCGTTGGATGGGTTATGGCCAAACATTTCAAGACTTCAAGATCAATGTGCATATCTCGGGCAAGCTAGGCCCGCAAGGTGTCCGTAATGCTCTCAGCAAAATGACACCCGAGGCTCGCAACTGTCTTACTATCGAGAATGACGAAATGACCTGGGGCATTGATTCAAGTATTGAATTAGTCAAAGACTGTGCCCTGGTCATGGACATACATCATCATTGGATTAACTCTGGAGAATATATTGAAGCAACTGACGACCGTGTTAAGCGGATTATTGATAGCTGGCGTGGCGTGCGCCCTGTTTTACATTATAGTGCTTCACGGGAAGACTGTCTTATTGACCATCCCGGACATATCCGTCCCAATCTTTCGACCCTCCTAGAGCAGGGCTACAAGAAACAGAAACTCAGAGCACATTCAGAATTTTACTGGAATACGGCAGTGAATGAATGGGCCTTGACATTCCGTGACTCGTTTGACATCATGTGCGAAAGCAAGGCTAAAAATCTATCTAGCTTTGCGTTCTACGAACAAAGTCTCAAACAGCCGGCTTTGCTTTTGGCTTAGGTGGTGCTTTTGGCTTTAGGGGTTTTTTAGCAGGTGCTTGCTCAACTACAGCCTCTGCTACAACAACGGTCGGAGCAGCTACTACAGCTTCAATTCCAACTGGCATAGGTGCTGCCTCAACTGCTGGCGCAGGTGCTGCCTCAGCTTTATATGGGGCTTCCGCAGTTTGTTCTGCTGGCTTGGCACCAAATAGTTTCTTTAATAAACCGATCATATTAAATCTCCTTAGGAATTTATTTAGCGGTAAATACATATATGGAATTTAAATTCATTCAAAAATTTATTATCGAAGGCAAAAAAGACAAACTCATACAGTTGACCCTGCCCTACGATCGTGATGAGTTGGCACCGATAAAATCTAAAGAAACCTTAGATTATCACTACGGTACACTGTACAAGGCCTATGTTGATCGATATAATAAGGGTGAAGGTGACGATGATTTCAACGAAGCCGGCGCTTTTTTACACAATATCTATTTTGGCCAACTACAAAAACCAGAGGGGGCCAACAGACCCTATGATGCTATTTTACAGTTCATAGAAAAATATTTTGATACATTTGACAGTTTCAAAGAAGAATTTGAAAAAACAGCCATGACAATACAGGGCAGCGGATGGGCATATTTGTCTCGAGATGGAAAGATTAAAACCATTGTGAATCACGAAATTAGGAACGATATTGTGTTATTAGTGGATTGGTGGGAACATGCTTGGGCTCTGGACTATCAAGCAGACAAAAAGAGCTATTTGTCTAACATATGGAAGATAATAAACTGGAGAATAATAAATGGCATACTCGGACAAGGTAATTGATCATTATGAAAATCCCCGGAATGTGGGATCTTTTGAAAAAGATGATCCCACAATAGGTACGGGAATGGTCGGGGCTCCGGCATGCGGGGACGTGATGAAACTTCAGATTAAAGTAAATACTGAGGGAGTAATTACAGATGCCAGATTTAAAACATACGGCTGTGGATCAGCAATTGCCAGTTCAAGTCTTGTCACAGAGTGGGTCAAGGGAAAAACGCTTGACCAAGCACGAGAGATTACTAATAGCACAATTGCTGAAGAACTTGCCCTTCCACCGGTTAAAATACATTGTAGCATACTTGCAGAAGATGCTATCAAAGCAGCCGTAAATGATTATCGTAACCGACACAGCATCTAAACGAATTAAACAGACATTGGCTAAACGTGGTCGAGGTGTTGGCATTCGTATAGGTGTTAGAACTACTGGTTGCAGTGGATTAGCCTATGTGTTAGAATACGTTGACGAGTATACCGCTGAAGAGGGCGTTACTAATTTTGCTCAACAAGACTTTGTAATATTAGTTGATGCCAAAAGCCTAGTGTATCTAAAAGGGCTAACAATGGATTGGGTCCGCAATGGGCTTAATGAGGGATTTGATTTCGTCAATCCCAATGAACGTGACCGCTGTGGTTGCGGTGAAAGTTTTAGAGTTTAGAAATATCTAGATCTGCATCAGTGGGCATATCCCAGATTTTCTTGTGATCTGCTCCTGTTCGCTGTGCGAATCTCTTGGTATCGCACTCAGAACAACAATGAAAATAGTTATTGTTCAACCGTTTTCTATCTATTTTTTTTAGATCTCTTTCAAACACAGCATCGCAGTCATCACACCTCAAAGTCGCAATGATTTTCGTTCTTGTGTAACTGTGTTGATTGCCTAGTTTACTAAGCCTAACATATTGATTTTTCTGTGATCTGATCTGTATGAACATGCAGTATTTACATTAGGCTTATAAAAACTTTGGATAAATATTATCGATATCCAAACACATAGGATCTGCTATGGCAAGAAAAATTATTAATATTGGTGCAATTGGCAACGACGGCACTGGCGACAGTATCAGAGACAGTTTTAGATCTGTCAACGACAACTTTAGAGAACTATATAGTTCACTAGGACTAGGTGAAAAACTTACCTTCATAGGTCTAGAGGATACTCCTACATCATTCCCAAACGATTACGAAAATGCCTTGGTTGTTGTCAATGATACTACAGACGGAGTAGTTTTCAAAAAACTAGAAGCTGGCGAAGGCATCCAAATTGATTTTGATACCAGTCAAAATTCCATTGTGGTCAACAGCCTGTTTTCAGACATCTCAGGTGATCCTAGTCCTAATCTGGGAGGGCCACTTAACGCTCAAAGTGGCGGCATTAGATACCCTATTGGAAATTTACCTGATATAGGATCTTTTTCTGAACTCACTGATTCCCTTGGAAGAATAAACACAGTTCACGGATCTACTTCTACAGACACAAACAGACTAGCAGCCAATAAAGGCTATGTAGATTCCAAGATATCTCTGCAGGGCATAGATGCTGTTGACCCTGCTACTAACACTGCCAACACTGCATTTGGTACCATGACCGGGCCTTTGATACTTTCAAGAGATCCTGTGGACGATGATGATGTGGCCTACAATGGTCTAATTGCTGCTACTAAAAGATATGTTGACAGTTCCGGTTATAGCAGTACAGTGAATCTATATGTGAGCACAGCTGGTGCAGATGATCGGCCGGGTGTTGGAACCGACAGACAAGGTCGCAGTTTAGCCTATGCGTACAAGACACTAGAAGCTGCTCTTAAACGTGCAGAAGAATTGGTACTGGAAGCACCGTTGGAAATTGGTCCTTACAAGAAAGTTCTTACCTGGGGCAACGGTGATGAACCTTGTACCCTAGTAGAAATTGACGATACCAGTGCTACTACTGGTACTGGTTTCAGTCCCGCATTTATTTTTATGAATGTAGACACAGTTGAGATTGCTAACGGAGGCTTAAACTATCTACCCGGTGATATACTCACTGTGGGCACAGGTACAGGCACAGCAGCAAGATACCAAGTGCTGTCGGTAGGGTCTGGCGGCACAGGAGGACGAGGACCAGTTACTGCTATTAGACAGATCACTGGCGGCAACTATAGTGTGTTGCCCGCACCGGTAGCCCCAGCAGATACCACCTGTCCCGGCAGCAGTGTTGGTGTTAAAACTGGATGCACTTTGAATCTCACATTTAAGGTAGCTAGGGTGCAGGTTAACTCAGGTGGCCGTGGATCTGGATATGGATTGATATCGGTGAGATTTCTCGGCGGTGGTGGCAGCGGAGCATTTGGTGTAGCAGATGTTGACGCAGGCGACGGTGGTATAAACAGCATCAGTATCACTAACGGAGGATCAGGATTTACTTCGCAGCCATCTATACTTGTGAGTCTTCCAAGATTTAGATTGTTTACCAGCGGTTACAGAACAGACTTTACCGGAAATCCAGCATTGACCTCTTTGGCCGCTAACTCAGCCAAAGACATACGGGAAGGACTATATCTTCGTGGAGAAACGTCTGGGGCTCTTGCACAGATTCTAGCACACAACGGTACACTAGACACATCCGGCAACGAAGAATTCGATGTTGATGTTGTCAGTGGCGAATTTCTTCCTGGCGAGACTATTTCTTTTGGTGATGTAACCAAACGTATTCAAATTTCAGTATTTGTTGAATCTGGCATTTACTTAGAAAATTTACCATTGCGTGTGTCTCAAAACGTGGCAGTGATAGGTGATGAATTTCGTAGAACTATTATTAGACCACAGATAGGCTTTGACAGTTCCAGTCCTTGGGCATTTTTGAATTTTAGACGAGATCCTGTGATAGACGGTCTAACTGTGGCCACTGAACTGTATGGTTATCACTATCTAGCAGATTCTACACAGCCTGTTTATCCCCTGATCAATAACAAAGGCAACTATACCAGTGCTGCACGACTAATCACTTTGAATAGAAAGTTTATTCAAGATCAGGTCATAGGTTGGATCAATAATCAAATTACAACAAACACAGCACCATTTACATCTGCATTTGACTACAATGATGATATCTGTTATAGAGACGTTGGATTGATCATAGACTCTATGGTATTTGATTTAAGATGGAGTGGACAGAATCGCACAATTTCTGCTGCATTGAAATACAAGGGACCAGCAGTGCCGGGCAGTAATCCTGCACTAGCTATTGGTGCGCAACTGAGTCAGACTGTGGCAGGTATTCAACGTATCAACACCTTAGCACAGGACATCATTGACAATGTGACCATTACGACACTGTATACACTGTCCGGTACTGCGGCCACTACTGCCTCAGTACCAACACTACAGACCCTAGACGAAGGGCTAGTAGCAGAAGTAGGATCAGACACTGTGATCGCACTATTGACCAATGCCATAGTTGATGTTATCAGCAACAGTGGAACAGTAAACTATCCCAAAGACAATGGCGATATGGACACGTTCTTGTGCAACGATGCCGTGATCCTAAGAGCCATGACCTTCCAGGGTCAAGGTGGATTTGCAATGGTACTAGATCCAGAAGGACAGATCCTTGCTAAATCTCCGTACTGTCAAGAATCTGCATCCTTTAGCAGAAGTATAAATGCCAAGACATTTGCCGGTGGTATGTTTGTGGATGGATTCACCGGCAATCAGAAATTTGTTATAGACAGCAAAGACAGTAATATATTTTTACGAGTATCGGGACTGTTGAGACCTCCTAATACTCCTTGTAGCTTTATTGTCAGCGGCGAAGTCTACAGAATAAACTACATCAGAGGGTATACATTTGGGACAGGTGCTGCTACTGCTACCACAGGTGGATTCAGCACAGCTCAGTTTGTCTTGGATGAACTGACACCTTACACACCTGCGGCAGGTTCACGTGCCTGTACATTTAGTACCCCAACTATAACTACTGCATCTGCTCACGAACTCCAACCAGGTGCCATTGTGAAATTCAGTTCCACTAGCACATTACCGACTGGTCTTGCTGCTAATCAAGAATACTATGTGTTGCTGGCTGGATTTACTCTCAATCAATTTAGAGTTACAGCAGTAGCCGGCAGCGCCACAGCAGTGACTTTTGTGGGCGCAGGGACAGGTACGCACAGTTTTATCAGAGTGTTTGAAGTTCTTATGCCTGGTAATCGTTCCATGCTCAGCAACGACTTTACCCAGGTCTGTGATTTAGGCTACGGTCTTGTAACTACCAACGGCGGGTTAACTGAAGCTGTTAGTATGTTTACCTACTACTGTCAAATTTCCTACTATTCACTGAATGGTGGTCAGATTAGAAGTATAGGTGGATCCAGTGCTCACGGAAACTTTGCATTGGTAGCTGAAGCCAGTGATCCACTAGAAGTTCCAACTCCTACTGGATTTTACACTGATCTTGCACAGACTGCCACAGTCTATGCTGCTACCGTCGACACCCTAAACGAAAAGGGAGAAAACATACTGTATGTGATATATGATGATTTCTTTCCTTTGCCAAACAGCGAATTAGAAATTAATCATGGAGGCCAAATTGTACGATATGGTGTTACCGCGGCACAGATCAGTGATGTTGCTACCAAACGTGCAAAATTAAATATCAGCACAGGCGGCGGACTTGTGTCAACAGTACCCCATGGGCAGCCTATCACTATTAGAAACAACAGTTTCCATGTGTTGCACGGAGATATTGTAGATGTAGCAACTAGACCTAGTACTGCTTTGATAATAAATGACAGTAATTTTGTCTATAGGCAACTGGAGTTTGCTGACTATGATTCTACATATGATCTAGAAACCTATACCATCACAGGTATAAACTATGGCACTGGTGTCATAACCACGGATATCAATCATAGACAACGTGCGGGATATCAAGTAAGGTTCATCAACCCTCCAGGGTCAGTGCTACCCAATGAAATCACTGCTGGTGCTACTGTCGAAGACGGTGTCATATACTATGTCAAGACTGCGCCAACTACTACAACATTTACCATTTCTACTACAGCAACAGGTTCAGGCATAACCACATTTACTGGTTCGGCAGTGTCAGGAAGTCCTACCATGGTGCCTTATGGTCTTGCCTTGGCCCAAGGTAGAGAAAATTATGATTACATAGAAATCACTGTATATGAACCGGGTGTACAAACAGGTGCAGCCAATGCTGTAGCCAGTATAGACACTGCAACTAATACCTTTACCAAGGTTGGTCATGGACTCACCGCTGGTCAACCTGTGAGATTCAGTGCCAGTGTGTTGCCTGCAGGAATGATTTCAAACACAGTGTATTTTGTGATTACAGCTGGACTGACTGCCAATGATTTCAGTGTCAGCACCAAGGCATTAGTAGACAGCACATTTATAGGGGTACCCACTTCTTTGGCATTTGCCGTGGGCCCAACACTGTCTGCATCCACTGGTGCTGGTCCTTATTTCACAACTATTTCTAATATAACCTGCTTGGAAAATTTTGTGTTAGGATCAAGTTTGGTTACAAGGCCAAATATCACCAGTGTTACTGTGGCTGGCAACGGGACTACTTGTACGTATACATTTACTGCTCAGAACATTCCGCCTTATCTGCCATTTCAAAATATTACCATAAGTGCTTTTGCAACAGTTGGTTATAATGGAACATTTAGTGTAACGAGCTGCACCAATACCACTGTAACCGTAACAAATGCTACCACAGGTGGATCAACATCAGGTGGAACTATTGCAATTGCTGGCACAGGAGCATTGGGCACAGCCTCTGTGATTTATTCTGTTTCTGCGGCTACCAACAGCATTGTTGTACAGTCTTCGGGGGCGGCCACAGCAGGAACAACAGCTTTCCAAGTAGAAGGCAGCGTGGTAGATATCACCACATCCGGCACATCTGTTACCTACAAACTAATTCAAGGCGAACGAGGTGATGCCACGTTTGGTGTAGGAAATCTAGGTGGCAGTGACGGTGCCAGACTACAGGCTGGAATAGATGCTGGTACATTTTATAGATTTGTACACGAAGGCCAAGAGTATGAAATAACCAATTATCAAAACACTGAAACTACTCTTCAAGACTATGCTCTGCTTACAGTCAGTCCTCCGTTAGTGCGCAGTGTGGTGCGATTTAATGACCCGCCTACTCTAAAAGGATCAGCACCAGGGCCAGGCGCATTAACTGATGGTACGTTGACTATTAGAATTAGTTTAACTCGTGTGACATCACACGATCTATTGGAAATTGGTACTGGTGGTTATGCCGATACCAACTATCCTAGCGAAATCTACGGGCCGCCCGTTAATTCAATTATTTCAGTACCAACATATGCTACCCAGGCAGATGCAGAAACAGGAGAATTAGTACAACGTGCTCAGATGCAGGAACGTGGTTCGGGTCGTACATTCTTTGTTACCACTGACCAATTTGGTAACTTTAATGTAGGTCCATTCTTTAGAGTTGATCAAGGTACTGGTACTGTTACATTTTCTGCTAGCATTGCCCTGAGTCAATTGGATGGGTTAGGATTTAAACGCGGCACAACAATTTCAGAATTCTCCACAGCAATGGACGAAGGTCGTGTTGATGCGGTACCTACAGAATCAGCTATTAGAACCTATATTGGTCGAAGACTGGGATTAGATTTCAATGGCAACATTATTGCCCCAGGCGAACGTGTGCCTAACAATGTGGGATTCATGGCTCTTAGTGGAGTATTGCCTTGGATTGGACCTGCTGACATGGACATGAATTCCTACAAGATTGAAAATCTTGGGGTGCCTACATTGACCAGTGATGCTGCCAGACTGGACAGCATAACCATTAGCAATCTCAAAGACACTGACGGAACCAATCTGTTTAACTTTTCACAGTCACAATCGGGACAATTGCTGACCTTGGATGGTACAGGTAACACCATTATCAATGTAACACCTACGGGGGAAGTTACTTTTGATATATTGCTAGGTGATAGCACTACCAACATCATAAGAACTACCATTAGTGATAGTGTCATTGACGATGCAAATATCATGTCCACAGCGGCCATTGATCAAACCAAATTATCGTTGAATAATGCCTATGCTACTATATCAGCTAGTGTTACTAACGTTACAGCAACTGGCAGCGGAAGTATAGCCACTATCACATTCCCCTCGGCACAGTCCAGTGCTCCATTTACTGTAGGACTAAAAATTGTAGTCACAGGATTGGATGTGAGTGGATATAACGGCACTTATACAGTTTTGACCTGTAGTACCACAACTGTTACCTATAGTAATACAACTACAGGATCAGCTGTCAACGGAACTGTGGCAACGCTGCGAGGTATATCAAGTTTTGATACCAGTCAATTCACAATAACTAATGGTTGGGTCACAGTCAAAGACAACGGTCTAGCATTGAATAAATTGGCGCAGGTAGGAGCAGATAGACTGTTGGGCAACAGCACAGCTTCAACAGCCAATGTCACTGAAGTGAGCTTTGCCACTGTGGTTGATGAAGGTCTGGCTCTAAGACTGTCGGACTATGGTGGTGCCGCAAGCACCGGCTATCTAAGACACACTGGCGGAGATGGCACTGTTCGTGGAAGTTGGGCGTACAGCATTGTTGATGAAGCCTCTGCTGCTACTGTGAGCACTTTGGTAAAACGTGATAGCAACGGAGATTTTGCTGCACGTAATGTAGATCTTGCTCAGCTTAAAATTGACAGCATATTGTCTATTGACAGCAGCGCCAGTGGCACTGGAGGATTTCTTCAGTACTATGGTTATCTAGGACAAGTGGGTATTTACATAGGTGATGGTACAGTACCAGCTAGCGATAAGAAAACTTACTACAACAACACACAGCACGTATTCCGCAGTCAAGACAGTGCCACAACATTTGCCACTCTTGACTCTACTGGTATTAGTGTAGCAGCATTAAAAAGTTGTACCAGTATCAGCACAGGCGCTGTGACAACACCTGGAACTATAGAAGGCTATTGGTCATTGAGTGGTAGCAGTAGATTCCAAGCTACCTATGCTGCTGACCTAGCAGAATACTACGAAGGTGACAAGGAGTATGCTGTGGGCACTGTGTTGATATTTGGCGGTGACAAAGAAGTTACAATAGCAAATCGACAAGGTGATCATAGAGTGGCTGGCGTTGTGAGCGATAATGCTGCCTATTCCATGAATGGTGATTGTCCAGGATTTAAAAATCAAGTGGCTCTACAGGGCCGGGTGCCTTGTCGAGTAGTTGGAAAGATTGAGAAAGGGGATCTGCTGATTGCCAGCAACATTGCAGGCTGTGCTGTGAGTGCAGGCGGCGATGCTAGAACAGGCACAGTGATTGGCAAAGCACTGGAAAACTACAATTCAGATCATATTGGCACTATTGAAGTGGCCGTGGGAAGAAACTAATGGCACAACAGACACTAAACGCAGGTAGTCCTCCAATTGTATGGAGCACAGTAGAAGATGCATTTACAAAAATAAATGCCAACTTTGATGAACTGTACGGTAGCATAGGAGGGCCGGGAGGCATATTAGACTTTACCAGTCTCAGCACTGATATCAAGCCCAGTTCCAGTGAAGTCTACGATCTAGGTAGTCCGACAGCTCGTTGGAGAGATCTTTATCTTGCTGGATCAAGTTTATATCTAGGCTCGGCACAGATAACTGCTGACGGTGCTGGCATTGTGAATTTGCCATTGGGAACCACTGTGAACGGACAGCTGATTATAGATCCTGCAAACACAGCGTTTAAAACTTTCTCAGTGGCAGGACAGTCGGATATTGTGGCAGACAGTGTGATAGATACACTGACCGTGGCCAGTGGTACTGGCATTGCATTGACCACAAATGCTGGCACCGACACACTGACAATTGCCAACAGCGGTGTCACAGGTCTTGCGGGTACTGTGGGACAGATTGGAGTGAGTGCTGCAACTGGTAGCGTAACATTGACCAATTTGGGAGTCACAAGTCTGGCAGGCACAGTAGGCGGCATCGGAGTAAGTGCTGCCACTGGTAGTATAACATTGACCAATCTTGGTGTCAAGCAGATCGTGGGAACTGCCAGTCAGATTGGTGTAACTGGTGATGGTACTGGAATAGTAACCATTACCAATTTGGCACCTGCAAGTCCAACATTTAGATTTATTGTTGTAGACAATGAGACTCTGCAGCCAGTATCAGCTGATAATATTTCAGATACACTAAATTTAATATCTGGCAACGGACTAACAATTACCAAAGATACAGCAACAGATACCTTGACATTTAGTGTGAACAGCAGTTTAGACATTAAAGGCAGTGTGTTTGGTGATGACTCATCGATAATTGTAGACGGAACTGAAAACAAAATTTATGCCACTGGCGGATTTGTTGGTAATTTAACAGGTAACGTTATAGGCAACGTAACTGGTAACATAATCGGTAACATAATCGGCGACGTTAAAGGTTCATTGTTTGGAGATGATTCAACTGCGATTATCAATGGCATTGATAATACAGTAACTGGCACAACAGTTACAGGTGGTGCCGTTAGATTAACTGGGGGCACAATCTCTACCTCTGACTCTAGCGGTATAGCTGTTACTGTAGCAACAACATTTAATTCAGATGTTACTGTAGAAAATGAACTAACGGTAAACGGTCAAGTCACTATCGGCGGTGAGTTAATCATCGGTGGTAGTTTAATTGTCAACGGCACCACTACTACCATAAACTCTGTGACACTCACAGTGGATGACAAAAACATAGAACTGGGATCAACTGTGTCTCCCACAGATGCCACTGCCGACGGTGGCGGTATCACACTCAAAGGCAGCACAGACAAGACATTTAATTATGTGAATTCTACAGGCTTATGGACCGCTAATATTGGTGTTGCAGCAACTTCGTTTACTGGGGCAGCTGCCATTGCTACCACTGCCAGCACTGCCGCAAGTGTTGGTTACATGGGCATACCACAAAGTGCTACTGCTACCACTGCTACATTGGCTATAGGTGATGCTGGCAAACACATTTATGTAACAACAAACACGCAGACAATAACCATCCCAGCCAATAGTGTAGTACCTTATCCAATAGGAACTGCTATTACATTTGTTGCCGGTCCAAGTGCTACCACAATGACCATTGCCAACAATGATACTATGTATTTGGTAGGTGTAGGAACTTCAGGCTCAAGAACACTAGCTGCATACGGTACTGCTACTGCAATCAAAGTGGCGTCTACTACATGGTTTATTAACGGGTCAGGACTGACATAATATGACCAATATCCATAATCAAAGGAAGCGAAATGGCAAAACAGAATATTAATGTAGGCACCACAGCCAACGACAAAAAAGGAGATAGCCTGCGAGCTGCCTTCCAAAAAGTCAATGCCAACTTCACAGAACTTTACACAGTATTGGGAATTAATGCAGACGTTGATTTAAATCTAGGAGCGTTTGAATTTGCGGGAAGCGTAATGAGTACCACGGACAGTACTGCTATAGTTATTGATCAAGCTACTACAGTTACCAGCAATTTAAATGTTGGTGGAGACATTCTGCCACAGACCGCCAATGGTGGCGATCTAGGCTCAAGCACACTGCCTTGGCGCAGCCTGTATGTGAGCAACAATACAATTTATATTGGTGGGGTAGCCATAGGACTAGATGTCAGCAACAATCTAACAGTTAGCGGCAGTAGAGTTGGTACCACAAGTTATGCGGACTTGTCAGGTAAACCCGCATTGACCACTGTGGCCACTACAGGTGCCTATGCTGACCTAACAGGCAAGCCCACTATCCCAACACTTGTAAGTCAACTGTCTAACGACAGTGGTTTTTTAACTTCAGTCGGTAACATCAGCAATATACAAAGTGAAGGCGACATCAACATTGAAGTTAACCTAACAGATTCAACTCTGCGTAGGTGGCGTTTTGGTGAAGATGGTGATACCGTGTTCCCTAATAATGTATCTATTAATTACAGCGGCGGCAATATTCAGTTTCCTAGAATTATAGCAGACAGTGGAAAGGCATTCAGCGTTCAAGGGCAAGGC